CCTAGACTTGGTTGGTTTTGAGCATAAAGAAGCCGAAAACGACGATAGCCAAGAAGAGCCTACAGAAACCGGCTTGCCGCTGCCGTACATCGTCACAGTCGAGACGGGTTCTAAAAAGGTTCTGTCAATCCGCCGGAACTGGAAAGAAGAAGATCAAACTTATTCTAAAATTCAATATTTTACACACTTTAAGTTTGTCCCCGGCTTAGGATTTTATGGCATTGGCTACGCCCATATTTTGGGTAATACGGCCAAGGGCGCGACATCTTTGCAAAGGCAAATGATAGACGCAGCCACCCTGGAGATGTTCCCAGGGGGTCTAAAAGTGAAGGGTATGCGGGGTGACGATAACAACGTCATGATTGGTCCCTGCGAGTTCCGCGAATTGGATACCGGCGGGATGCCCATTCAACAGGCTATTATGACGATGCCCTATAAGGGGCCGTCTCCCGTATCTATGGAGCTTTGGAAAGCCACCCGTGAGAACGGGGAGCGCCTTGGCGGCATGACTGAGGTGGCGGTTGGGGAAGGCCGTCAGGACGCCCCTGTAGGCACCACAGTGGCCCTTCTAGAGGCTTCTAACCGAGTGCAGTCTGCTACCCTTAAAGCTGCCCACCGCGCCTACAGGCGCGAATTTAAGCTAATTGCGGCCCTATTTGGCCAGTTCTTGCCGGAAACTCCATATCCGTGGCCCGTGGCTGGCGGTCCCAATGTGGTTATGAGGGCTGACTTCTCGGATCAAATTGACGTAATTCCCGTCAGCGATCCCAACATTACGTCCTCTGCCCAGCGCATGATGCGTGCCGAAGCCTTGCTTCGATTTGCAACTCAAGCCCCAGATTTGCACGATCAATATCAAGCTTATCGCCAGATGTACGTGGAAATGGGAATTGACGAAAAGCGGATTACTGCGCTTCTGCCTCCCAAGACAGAAGCAAAGCCGTTGGACCCGTTGAGCGAAAACCAGAACCTTTTAAACGGCAAACCGGTCAAAGTTGGCGCGTACCAAGACCATGATGCCCATATTGCATCTCACACGATTTTAATGCAGCAAAAGCCCGAACTTGTAACAACCGCAGCCCACATTGCTGAACATGAAGCTGCTAAAATGCGGGTTCAGGTTGAACAGATTCTGGGTCAGGCGCTTCCGCCCGAAGGCCAGCAATTGCCGCCTGAAGTTGAAAACCAAATTGCCGTTTTGGTTGCCAAAGCGATGCAACAGATTTCTAAGCCGCAAGGTGGAGAAGACCCCACCCCTGGTCAGATTGCTATGGAACAGCTTAAAGTTGAAGCCGCGAAAGTTCAGGCTAAGTTGCAAGAAATTCAATCTAACACCAGCAGCAAGGCATTTACTGAAACGCTAAAATTAAAATCTAGCCGCGAGGACCGCCTGACTCGTGAGCGTATTGCCATGTTGAATTACGAAAAAGACAGGCAGAAACAAATTTCCCAACCAAAGACTTTCGGGACAAGGAGCAAATTCTAATGGACTCGATGCGTAAAAATGCTCAAAAAATGATGCCGCATGTTATGGCTTTAAATAAAAAGCCGACGATGGGCATGAAGAATGACCGTCAACCAGCCCCGGCTGTTAGCAAGCTCGTTGCCTTCGCCAAAGGCGGCAAGGTTATGGCTAATGGTGGTGCCGCCGACATGAAGCAGGATAAAGCTATGCTGTCGCGTCACAACAGACTTATGCACCCCGGCCAAAAGTCCAAGTTGATGAACGGCGGAATGGTGAGTAAGTATGCAGAAGGTGGTTCAGTAAAAAAAGAAATAAAAAAACCCACTAAACCTGAACCTTTGAAGGATTTGACTCCAGAAGATAAGAAAAAAGCCAAAATGGGCATTAATCCCTATCCTGGCCGTTCGGAAGACATGGAATACGCCAAAGGCGGTCCTGCCAAAAAGGGCATGGGCATCATGATTGGCATTAAATTCGGCAAACCCAAGGCGCACGCCAAAGGCGGCAAAGCCAAAGGCGACAAAAAGAAGGTCATGGGCACTGTTGGCGAAGCTAAGGCCATGATGGCCGCTTTGCAAAAAGCACGCCGCCCCGCAACCCCGATGCCGGGGACTCCCATGGCTGGCCTCGGCATGGCTCCACCGATGGCTCCCCCAATGAAGCACGGTGGCAAGGTCATGAAGAAAGCCAACGGCGGTATGTCTCGCCCACTCCAAGATCAACGGATGCAGATGGCTCCGCGTATGGCCCCTCCGATGGCTGGCATGGGTTCTCCAATGATGAAGAAGGGTGGCAAGGTCATGAAGAAGGCCGCTGGTGGCGCTGCCAAACTTCGCAAGAAGTCTCCGATGCCCGATAAGATTAAAATGGTCAATTATTCAAGAGGAGGCTGATATTTCACGCCCCGTAAAAAACATTCGTTTAAAGCCTAAAGCCGTAAAGAAGGGCAAAGGCAAATAGATATGCCAGTCGTCAGCAAAAGCCAAAATCGGTTTATGCGTGCGGCAGCTTCCCGGCCAGCAATGGCTAGGAAGCTGGGCATAAAGCAGTCTGTGGCTAAAGAGTTTGTAAAAACGGAAAAAGGTAAGTCGCTATCTGGCTTACCGGAGAAAGTGAAGAAAAAATGAGTGCAGACCTGCTGGCAAGGAAGGTCACGGCAAGGCTAAGGGAAATTCGGGAAGATAAAATAAACGCACTCCGAAGATGCAAGCCCCGCGCCCCGATGGTTATTGAAGGCGCGGCAGTCCCCGCAGCTACGGCTGAAGAAATTGCTTTTTTTGCAATAGATACGAACGCAACTATAGATGCGATCAACATGCTTATGTTGGTCGTTGAGGAAGAGTACAAAAAATTAACAAATCCAGAAGAACCTGTTGACGACATTAACCAAAAGGCAAGGATAAATTATGGCTAATTCAAAATCACTTCCATATGTGGAAGAACACGAAGTTAAAGAATCACTCACTATAATTAATAAGCAATTTGTTGAACTTACCGGCAAAGAGTTCGGATTTCGTCCAGCCGGATATTATATTGCGGTTAAAATTTATGTCAGATCAGACGAGTTGTCGATTATTGACATGCCCGATGGTTCAAAGAAAACTCTTTGGACGCCTCCAGTAATGCAGAAACAAGACGCACTTGAATCGTGCTGTGCGCTTGTTGTTGCTATTGGACCTGGGTGTTTTAAAAACCGAGACACTGGCGAGCCATGGGCTGATGGCCCAACTTGCCGCATTGGTGACTGGGTTGCCATTCCTCGTGCTTCTACATGGCTAACAAACTGGCGCGGTGTGGCAATTGGTGTTTTGCCAGACGACAAAATTATTGGAACGGTAGAAGACCCAGCCGATCTTTCTTCTGTTTATGTTCCTCCAAAAATATAGGCAAGAAACATGAAAATTTTACCAACTATTTTTTATGCTCCAGATGGTCAAGGCACTGGTCAAGACTCTATTCCCGAGCCGAAAGTTACTCAAAACTTAACGGGTGAAGAGGAGTTTAATGATGAAGAGATTGAGCTTTCGGAGGGTGGCGAAGTTGAAGCTGCTGAAGCTCCTGAAGAGACTGAAGACACAAAAAAGACGTTTAAACGCCGTGGCCCAAAACGTTATGCAACGTTAACTCATGAGCGTGATGAAGCTCGTAATTACGCTCAACAACTTCAAAATGAACTTGAGCGTGAACGTCAACGCGCTGTTGAATTAGAAAACAAAGCTAATGAAGCTTCTAACGTAGCAATGCATAGTTACGCTGCTAAAGCTGAGTCTGACTTGCGCGAAGCGCGTTCTTTTCACCTGTCTGCCATTGAAAGCGGAGACCCCGGCAAAATTACAGAAGCGGCAGAACGGCTGGCCTCTACCAAATCAACAATGGATGACGTTGAGGCTTGGAAAAAGTCTGAGAAGAACAAGCCAACCGAGCAGCCTCGGCAGCAACAGGCACAGCAGCAGCAACAAAAGCTGCAAATTCCTGAACTTCCGCCCGAAGTTAAAGGCTGGGTCATGGAAAACCGCTATTTTGACGCAGTTGAACGCGATAGAAATGGCGATGTTGTCTTTGACCGATCTGGAAGACCTGTTCAAAACCCTGATTACGACGACCGTATGCATATTGAGGCTACTTTGTTTGCTACCAGCCTTGAACGCGACATTACAAATGGCCGGGTAGACTACAAGGTTGCTTCACCTGAGTATTTTCAGGCCGTTGAAGAGCATATGTCTCAAAAGTTTCCTGATTACTTTGGTGAAGAAGAACAAGAACAGGAACAGCCTAGGCAGCAATCAAAAAGATCATCTCCCGTTGCTGCGCCCAGCCGTTCAATGTCGTCTGGTGGTCAAGCAACAAGTTCGTCGAGTAAATTTAAATTAACTGGCGATCAGGTTCGATTTGTTAAGAAGATGTTTGATAATGGTGGAGGCCCAAAATACCCACAAGGTCACCCCCAGCAGTTTAAGCCAATGTCTTTTTCTGATGCTAAAGTCAGCTATGCTCGTCGTCTTATGAGCAAAAACAACACTTAATAGGAGATTTGATTATGGGCCGTAAACCACGCAATTCTGAAACTCGTGAGAGCACCACTCGTGCTGCAACCAGTCGTTCTGCTATGAGGACTACTCACCAGTCTCGGTTTTATATTCCAAAAGAAGTTATTCCTAAAAACATGACCTATGCTTGGGTTGCAATTACGTTTGATAACGCTGGAACGCAAAATAAAGACAACTGGAACCGCAAATATAGGGCAGGTTGGAATCCTGTACCTCGTGACCGGCATCCTGAGTTGTTTCCGCCCGTGCCAAATATTGGTTTTGGGTCAGACGACAGCGCACACATTGATGAGGGTGGTTTAGTTCTTTGCGAAAAACCAACCGCTGATGTAAACCGTGATAAAGCTACTCTTGAGCGAAGAGCAAGGCAGCAAATGGAGGGTACGCAGTGGACGCAATCTGCTGGGTCCAACCCATTTGCTCAAACGATGCCACGATTTGATGAATCTAAAACTGAATTTGGCCATAAAGCAGAGTTTAAAGAGTAAATTACGGGGTGGTCAGGGTTAAAAGCCTTGACCACACCTTTCCCTTGCCGGAGTGTGTGATAAAGGCCATCCTGGCCACCCCACCATTTATAGGCTTACATCCAGCTCAATTTATGGTAATGTAATTCTTCTTATAGCTCCCGCAATAGCGGGTTATCGACGCCAGTTACGTTATCTGGTCGGGCAAAAAGCCCGTTATCGACGGCGGTTACGTTATCCGCTCCGACCACAGGCAGTGGTAATCAGTAAACCCTAGGTTTTCGCGTCAATTGTGGCGCATCTGAACGGAGTATATAACATGGCTTACGGCGCAAGTGGTGGCTTCGGCCTCCAGCCGCTTAACAGCGGAAACGGTGTTACCTTCAGCGGTATCACCAACCAATACAACCTCCCCGCTACGGGCGGTCAGACGATCTTCCAAGGCGATCCAGTAGCTCTTTCTACCGCTGGTGTCATTATTCGTGGCGTCGCCGGTTCAGCAATTACTGGTGTTTTCCAAGGTTGCAAATATCAAGACTCTTCAGGTGTCTGGCAATTTGTCAACTACTTCAGCGGCGCAACGGCTTTCCTTTCGGGTAACGTCCCGGTAGCGATGGTCATTGATGATCCGATGGCGCAATACACAGTCACTGAAGGTGATGGTACAGGCGCTTCTGGCACTCCTCTGGCCGCTTCGGCCCCTGGACTGAACGCCAATTTCCTGTACACGGCTGGCAGCACCCGAACGGGCATTTCAGCCGTTACGCTTAACAATTCAACTGCAAGCTCAGCTTCTGGCCTTAACATGCGGGTAACTTCTATTGATCCTCGCGTTGGTAATGCTGTTGGCGCATTTGCTAACTGGATTGTTCAAATCAACAATGGCCAGCGTTCTGCTGGAACACCGGGGCATGTTATTTAGTCCCGTAACGCTTTTGGCCTAGGAGCAAACATATGACTATTAATACCAGTTCGATCCAACAACTTCTCCGCCCAGGTTTGGCGGAAGTTTTTGGTGATTATCCAATGTATCCTGCTGAATACACGGAAATCTTTACAACCCAAACTTCAGATAAAGCAGTTGAAATCGAAGTTGAAATGAAACTGCTTGGCCTCGCCTCGATCAAAGGTGAAGGAGCGCCAACGCAGTTCCAAGATATGGGACAGCGCGTTATCTCGACCTACTACCACCGCTACACTAGCGTTGGTTTCATCATCACCCGTCAGGCGATGAAAGATAACTTGTATGAGTCGCAGTTCCCACTTCAAGCGCAGTCTCTCCGTAATTCAATGCTGCAAAGCAAAGAAGTCAACGGCGCGTCAGTCTTGAACAACGGCTTCTCTTCCTCGT